TGACGTAGTGGCCGGTCAGCTTCACCTTCAGGACCGTCTGCTTGTCCTTGGTGTAGGCCAGCTCCGCCGAGTCCGTGGACAGCACCTTGCGGACGATGATCCGGCGCCGGTAACTGCCCGGGGCCCACCCGTCGAACAGCACCGCCGAATAACTCGGCTGCGTCGCGCTGTCGGCGGCGTTCGGCTCGTAGGTCTTGTAACCCGACCCGGATGCGGCCGTGCCGCCGTTGAGGGCGTAGGCCAGGTTCTCCAGGGTGACCTCGGCCATGTTCGTCTGGACCGTCGTCGCGCGCTTCGTCAGCCTCGACCCCACCAGCTCCACGACCTGGTCGACTTCCAGCTCGCCGTACGTGTTCTCGATGGACAGCGTCACACCGTCCGTGGTGCCGCCGACATCGGACCACGCGGAGGCGGCCGGGGTCGCGTTGAGGGCCGCGCTGGTGTCGGCGGGCTCGGTCGCACCAAACACGCCGCGGTACAGCGTTGCAGGTCCTTGAATCAAATTGTCCGGAGTTACGCTAATTTGGATCACATCCTCTGAGGGGCGGGCCGGTGGCCGGCGGTCTTGGCGCGGGCAACGGTCATTAGCGGAACTCGTCTCGGCGCAACGGCCACGTCACTCCGTCGAAGCCGGGGTGAAAACGCAGTGGGATCGTCTGCTCGGGCGAGATACTCCGGGGGCAGTCCACGATCCGGGCCCCTGAGATCAGGAACTCCAACTCCGGGCGGGAGTCGTGGACGATGACTTTCCCGCCCCAGGTGAGGAGGTCGCGAGTGCGGGCGCCCTCAAGCGCCCAGCGGGTCGCAGTCACGTGCCCACCTCGATCCAGTGAAATTGGACGGCGAGGATGATCCGCGCCCACGAACCGAGGTCCGCGGACGACTCGCCACCGCCGGACACGACCGGGCGCTTGGGGTCCTGCACGACATGCGCGGACAGAACCCGGGCCCCCGGATACCCGGTGGGCAGGGCGAGGAGCCGGGGAGTCCCCCGGTGGTCGTGGCAGCCAGCGACGATCGCCTCGGCGAGCGCGGACGCCTTGGCGAAGGGCGGCTTGACGCTGTCCGTGGCGGCCCACCAGCAGTCGATGAGGACGACGGGCTCCCGTACGGGCACGTACATGTTGGAACTGCCGCCGCTGGCGTGGACGGTCACGAACCCGGACGCTGCGACGGTGTCGTTGCGGGGCACGGTGGTGGCGACGATGTCCCCGACCAGGCCCTTGAGCCAGGCGACGGCGACAAGGTCGGTAGTGGCGCGCTTCGCGATCGTCGGCATCACGCCTCCCGCTTGGTGAACAACGCGGGGCGCAGGAACGGCTGGGCCCGGGTGCCGGGATGATTGACGAGCGCGTAGGGGTGCTCGGCGCCCTCCCAGAACAGGGCCTTCCCGTTTTTCGGCCGGATGACGTGCGGCGCGGTGCCCTCTTCAACCCACGCGGTGCGGTCGAGGTCGGAGCCGACACGGAACACCCCGTCGTTGACCTCATGGCGAATCGACGCGGCGAGCTTGCCGGTCCTCTTCGGCGCCATGTTCCTCGCGTCGTCCTCCACGAGGCCGCCGAGATGGTCCATCAGGTGGTCGATGGCCGCGCCGAGGTGCGCTTCCAGGTCTGCATTGTCGATGTCCATTCGCCCGCTCCTCTCCGGCGCAGGTCGTACGCGGTGGTCTGCGGCGCCCGGTCTCCCCGGGCGTTGGCCCGCAGGCCGGTAGGTCAGGTGACGCGCTTCAGGTCCAGTCGCACATCCGGGACGCGCCCGACGCCGGTCTCCGCGGTCACGGCGGTGATCGCGTAGACGGTGCCGGTGATGTCGTCTCGGAGCCGGTCCTCCGCGCCCACGGGGGTGCCGGCGGGGAGCCGGGCGACGTGGGTGCGGATGACGCGGGGGGTGGGCTGCTCGGGGGTGGTGATGGTCTTGCCCCGCTCGATCAGCGATGCGGGGATGCCACGCTGTGCGGGGTTACTGCTGGGGGTGGTGCTGTCGACGGTGTCGCCCCAGCTGTCAGTGGTGGTGCCGGTGAGGATGCTGACGCGGGTGTTCGCGATGGCCTGCATCACGCACCACCCATCGGGGTCCAGGGCAGGGATTCGTCGGCGTCGTCCGAGAGGGCGTTGCCGATCGGACCCGCGCCTTCGATGGGCGCCCGCACGTGGATCGTGCGGGACCGCATCCACGACACGCGCTTGAGGGCCCGTGCCGCCATGGGTGCGAGGACCAAGCCGTCGCCCTTGAGCGTGGTCGACGTGCCGTCCTGCTGGGTTTGCGAGGCATCCAGTCGCGTCTCCAGCCCGAACTGACCTGCCAGCCACGCCGCCTGACGGGCGACGGCCCGGCCCAGCCAGTAGAGATCCCGCGCCCGGATCCGCGGCGTGTCGGGGTAGATACGGCCGCTGAAGATCTCGATGTCGGCCTGCGCCTGGGCAAGCTGCTGCTCCGTCACCGACACGCCCGTGGCGTCGATGACGTCGTCCGCGTTCGCCCAGGCCACGGCCATCAGGGTCAGCTACCGGAGTTGTTTTCGAGAATGGAGCCCCCGGCGGGATGTCCATAGGCCCATCCGCGGCGGGACCGCATCTTCAGCAGGCTCTCGTCGGTGAGCGCGCCGACGCCGTCGCGGCCGTCGATGAACACCGACTCGGGGCCGGACCGCTTGCCCAGCAGCATCAGCGAGGGGTGGACCCAGCACAGCAGTGGGTTCCCGGTCGGGGCGGACTTCGCGGTGGCGGAGGTGCGGGCACCCAGCGACCAGCGCACGACGTGCCCGAACAGGGTGTCCGGTGTGCCCGCCAGGCCCTTCACGAAGATCGGGTCGTCGTTGTCGTCCTTGATCCCGCGGAACTTCATACGGAACGACGGGTGCGCGATCGCGAGGAGCTCGGCCGGGTCGAAGTAGTCACCGGACTCGATGTCACCCAGCGAGGAGGACAGGTTGTCGTAGGTGACGCCGCCCGATCCGGTCTGGGTGAGGTTGTCGTTCGCGGTGTAGCCGAGACCGCTGGCCGTGGTGCCCAGCAGCTTGTACAGCGACGTGAACGGCACGCCGGTGCCGACTGCCGCGGTGACGGCGAGCGTGGAGTTGTCGAGGATCTTGGCGTAGGAGGTGGCCCAGTCCTTCATCTTCACGGCGAGGATGTCGGCGAGGGAGTCGTTGATGTCCTCTTCGGCGATGCGGATCGCCTTGCCGAACTTCTTGGCGGTCAGCGTGACGTCGTCGTTGGCCGACCCGTCCTCGCCGTACGTGCCGCCCTTGTCGACGAGGTCGACTTCCATGCCCGCGCTGCGCGGGGTGGTCCGGGAGTTGGACGCCATGGGGATCGACGAGGCGATCGACTCGACCACGGAGTTTTGCATGATCCGCTGGATGACGTCGGAGGAGTCCTCCTCCGGGATCCAGTCTTCGAAGGTTGCGCGTGTCACTGGGCCCTCCTGCGGGCGGCGTGATGGGGAAGCTGGTGGGCTCGGGCCCCATCACGGGCGCCTTCGCAAGAAAGGTGTACATCCGATCCGATCACCGAATCGGTTGCTACATGATGAATATACCTTCGATTGTCAAGATCTGCCCAGCACTCGGGCCGCGTGCGCCTCCGCGGAGCTCTTCGGCCTGGCCTCCGCCGCCGGACGCGGCGCCCCCGTCGGACGCGCCTTCGGCTTCGGCTTGTCCTGCGGGAGCAACTCCGGGTACTCGGCCTTCATCCGGTCGACCTCGGAATCCACACCACTGAGGTCGCCGTCGTCATCGACCGTCACCGCGTCCCAGTCCACGAGCTTCAGGAGCCGGTCCGGGCTGCCGAACCCGGCCTCGGCCAGCGCCGCCTTCACGCCGGCGCGCTTCATCGGCTCACGGAACCGCTTCTCGCCCTCCTCGCGGGCCTCACGCAGCGCCTTCTCGTGATCGGACTCGTCGGCGCGCCCCTGATCCTCCAGCTCCCGGTTGCGGAGCCGGTGCTTCTTCGCCTCGTCGTTGGCCTTCTTCAGCGCCGCCTGCGTGCGCGCCCATTCCGCCCGCGACGGCGGCACGTAGTCGTCGTCGCCCGGCTTCGGTTCGCCCTTCTTCGCCGGGGCCTTCGGCTTCGGCTGGTCGTCCGGCTCAACGTCGTCCGTGGTGTCGTCGTCCTCGGCGCCGTCGTCGATCTCAACGTCCGTGTCGGTGTCGTCGCCCTCGACGTCGCTGACGGTGGGGTGGATGCCCATGGTGTCTCCCATCACGGGGTTGTGGTGTCACGGCGGCCCGTCACGGGCGCCGGGGTTCGGGGGGGCCATGCCGCTACCGGGAAGCGGCCGGTGCGCAGCGCGGTGCGGGCGCTCGCTTCGACGGCGGGCAGCAGGTCGGGTTCGGCGCGCAGCAGTTCGCGGACGGCACGCAGGCGGGTGGCGCGGGACTCCGACGGGCGGCCGGCGCCGTAGGCGATGGAGCGGTGCGCCTCACGCCGCAACGCCAGCGGGAACGGGACACCGTCAGCGCGCCACCGGGGCGACCAAGCTACGGTCCGGCACCGGCAGTGCGGGTGTGCCGGGGGTCCGTCGATGTTCGCGGCGCCGATGGTGCGCAGCCGCGGATCCCAGGACAGGCCACCGGGGAAACCCTGGCCCGGCTGCGCGATCAGGCCGGTGTACGCGAGGCAACGCACGCAGGCATCCGCCTCGGCGATCCACAGTCGAGCCAGTCCTGCGGCCCTGGCGCCCGCGTCGAGCCCAGCGTTGACGGCTCGCCCGATCAACCATGCTGCGTGTGCGCGGACCGCGGCGCCGACCGAGCGCGCGGCGCCGATGGAGTGCAGCAGATCAGACCAGCGGGTGACGTGCTCCCGGCCGAGGAGGGCCAGGGCCCGGTCTCTGCGGTCGGCCACCAGCTCGGTGATGCGCGCGGCCTCGTCCCGCAGAGTCCGCGGCACCCGGAGCGTGAGGGCGGCGTGGCGACGGCCGGACGCGGCCCGTAGGAACTCCGCGCCCTGCTGGACACCGAGGGTCAGCGCGCTGGGCAGCGCGTCCCGGATTGCGCGGAGGGCGCGGGGCCCCAACCGGTCGAGGAGGCGGCGCACCGCGGCGCGGACAGCCGCCGTGATCTGATCCAGGGCGGCGCCGGTCGTGGCCACTGCGGCGGGACCGCCGAACAGGCGGGTCCACGCCCCCAGTGTGACGCGGGCCAGCGTGTCGAGCTGCCCGTCCAGGTCGCCGACCGCCGTCGCCATGGTGCGGCCCTCCAGCTCCCGTACGGCGTCGGTGTGGTCGCCTCGCACCAGGTGCATCAAGTCATCGGAGCGGTACCCCATCAGGCCGTCTCCTCCGCGGGCTGGCCGAGGAGCTCGATGTCCGACACCGTCCCGGCCAGCACCTCCGTCACCTGCTCCGGGGTGAGGACGCCGAGCGTCACCGCCGCGCCCAGGTTCTGCGCGGCTGTCGCGAACGTGGCGAGAATCCCCACGCGGCGGGCAAGTTCCGCCTCATCGGACTCCGCCAGCCACGCCTCGACCTGCTCCTGCCGGTACCCGGCCTCCATGAGGGCCTGGGCGACCGGCACGCCGGCGGCGATCTTCGCGGCCACCACTTGCCAGCCCTGCAGGTCATCAACCGTCGAGGCCGGCGCCCAGCGAACGTCCACGACCGGGTCCTCGAAGCCGAGGAGCCGCAGGGCGAACATGAACGCCTCGGTCCACGTGGCGCCGAACAGCTTCTGCCGGTCCTCGACCTTGGCGACCAGCGGGGCTTCCTTGCGGCGCAGTGACTCGCCGGACGGGGTGTCGCCGGTGATGTCGAACAGGTGCGCCGGGGTGTCCGTGACGTGGGCCAGGGCGCGGACGTACCAATCGGCAGGGTCGAGGAAAGCCTTCGGATCGGCGGCATCGAACTGCCCGACGGACTTGAACCCGCGGAGCAGCCACACCCCTCCCGGGTCGGACTTCAGAGAGCTGTCGTCTCCGGCGTCCTTCGGTCCGGTGGCGTTGGCGTCCTCGGGGAAGTCGTCGTCGTCCCAGTCGCCCGGTTCGAGGTCGGACGTGTCGGTGTTGGCGGCCTCGGTGAGGGCGTACCGCTGCGGCGCTCCCGTGTAGTCGACCGTCCCCATGTGGGTGGTCGTCAGCTTCGTGATGGCGTTCTGCGACCCGTAGGCCGCGAAGTGCTCCGGCACCCCGTAGGGGCGGGCAGTCCGGAAGTGGAACGCGGGGTTCTGCGGAAACTCCCACGAGTGCGGGATGGTCCACGACTCGGGGTCGGCCGGCCAAGGTTTCCAGTCGCGGACCTGGTCGCCCTTCGAGCCTTTCTCCGTGGTCCACCGCTCGGTGTGCTCGTCATCCAGCACCTCGGCGCGGAGAAATCCTCTCTCGGACCAGCGCTTGATCGTGAAGTCGATCTCGCGGGGCCGGTCCTCGCGGTAGATCACCCGGACGGTCAGCGGCGAGTTGTAGTACATCTCGACGCCGGTGACGTTGTCCTGATCGTCCTCGACAGGCAGGACCATCAGGTATCCGTCGCCCAGCTCGCACGTCTTGGTGTGCAGGTCGGGCGCCTCGATCGCGAGCTGGTTGGCTTTCCACAGCCCGGCGAGGGCCTCATCTTGCGCGGGGTCGGGACTGCTGACCGCTGTGATCTTCAGGCGGCGGGCGACCGCGGTGACGGGCGTCCGGGCGAAGTTGATGCGGAAGTCCACATCCTTGCTGGCAAGGATGTGGCGCAGGCGGGCGCTGGAGAAGATCTCCTGCACGGTGCCCTGGAAGTACGCGGCGGCCTTGTCGTAGCCATGCCTGCTCGCGCCGAGGGCTTCGATCCCGCGCATGAGGTCGGCGCGCTCCACGTCTTCCAATGCGACCTCCCGCGTTGACCTTCGAATCGAAGAATAGTCGCATGGGTGGGGTGCAGGTAGTCACACCACGAACCGAGCCACCCCTGCGAATCGCAGGAACGGGGCACGTCAAACGTAGCTCGCTTGCTTAGCGCTCGGCGCCGGGGGCTTCTTCGCCACCGGAATGAACCGGCGCACGGCACTCCCCACCGCATCGACCATGTCGTCGTTGGGCCCCTTGGGGAACACGCACATCTGCTGCTCCAGGTCCACCAGCCGCCGCGCGTGGATCACCCGGCCCCGCTGGTAGTGGTTCAGCACGCCCTCGGCTCGGGTGAACTTCGGCTCCACCTGCGAGACGGGCTTCACCTTCACCGGCATGTGGTGCAGCACCGACTTCCACGTGTCGTGGCCCTGGTTGACCTCAAGGAGGATGAGGCCGATCTGCGGGAATTCGTCCAGCAGCGCCAGCACCCGCTCCCGTAGTAGCGGGCCGGGCGGCACGCGCAAGGCCGCCGCAGCATGGACGGTGCAGCGCTGCTTCTGTGCGGACCACGAGACGACGGCGAGGCCGGTGAAGTCCGAGCCCTTCTTCGCCGTGACCGCCGGGTCGATGCTCAGCATCATGTGCGTGATTGGGTCCGGCTCTTCACCGGGCGCGGGATGACGGAAGTCCTCCGGCTGCCACAGCCCCCCGTCGGCGCCCATGGGATCGTTCGCCATATTCT